CTACTTCTTCCTTTGCTTCTTTCTTTTTCTTCTTAGTTACTTTAATTGGAGAATCACTTGAGCAACCATACTCTTCCTTTCTAGTATCCTTACCATCTGCTTTTCCACCCTTAGCTTTTTGAATAGCATTATGTACAGATCCAGCATGTTCTTTTGAACCGCTTTCTACTTTACCATCACCATCATAGTCCTTCTTTGCTTTTTTTTCTTGCAGATAAGGTGCTCTGAGATCTTTATAAATATCTGACCAAGGATTACTCATGTCTCTAACTATCTTTACGTATTCTATTTAGTCAATTTTGAAATCTATATTTAGAGTTCTCCTCAATCCATCGGAAGTTTGTGGGTAGACACCATGATATACTGTCTTAGACATTATTATTAAATCACCTTTCTCAGGAAAGATCGAATCACATATAGTTTCATCATCTCTTCTTAGAAGATAATAAAATTCAGCTCTATCTTTATTATCTGGTACATCAAGGTATAATACACATGACAAACCTCTGGGAGATTTCCCTGCATGATTATGCATTCTATGATATGAACCTTTTTCACCATCAACCTGCCATGCTGACTCCTGAAATAGATCTACGGTATTAATACCATCAATCTTTTTAATGTGGTCTATAAAAAGATTGGATAATTTTGACATCATTATCCCCTCTACAGGAAAAGTATATTGAATACTTTTTTCACCTCTTGTTGAGAGATTGATGTCACCATCAACCCTATAATGTTTTAGTAATTTTGTACATTGTAAAAAAGGTTCCGTGTCTACATTTTTTAGTAGAACTAACCACTCGTTCATAATTAGAACTCAATAGGTAGATCAAACTTACTTAGTTCTGTTGCTTCCGATATCCATGCTCTAAAAATTTGCTTCTGCTCATCAACACAAATCAAATGATTAGCACCTCTTCTTATTATCTCTCCTGTCTGACCATTACACTCTACAACAGATCCTTGTTTGAATATATCACCTGCCAAATACTGTTCTCTTACTGACCTCTCATCAACAGGTATCACATTCAACATCTTGAACTTGTAAAGACTACCATTTTGTTCGTAGGCTAGTTTGGATATAGCTGCTGCTCTAGATCTTCTTACAACAATATTGAGTGCATCATATCCGTTTTCATATAATGACTGTAAGACATCGTATATTGTCTCTGCATTCTTATCATCTATAATTGACTCACTAAGATCTGGATACGCAGCCTTCAATTCTTCTATGTCACTATCTCTACTAGGAAAGATATAATAGAAGTTCTCTGTTGCTATCTCACCAACTGTAGCAAGAACATTGGCTGTCACTTCTTCATCATCAAACTTATCAAAGGCAACAGTCAAAGGTGCTTTAGGTTGTGGTGCCTGAGTTGTTGTACCTGATCCTGATGGTGCTTCTGGTTGTCTTTCTCTAGTCTGTGTATTGAGTTGCTGTCCTCTTGGTGTGTTGAGAAATGCTGTAGGTGACTGAGATACCCTACTAATATCTCTATATGGTTCTGGTTTATCTTTTACTTCATCTTCACCTGCCTTACTACCACCGAACATTTTTAGTTCGCCATTGACAGTCTTTGCTTTTAGATTACCTTGCTGATCGTACCAATCACCGTGCCCGTCTCCGACTAAGCCCAATCTTTTTGCTTGTTGGGATGCCTTGGTTATACGTGCTTCGGTTATGAAGGTCAGAAAATGCTTCACGGATTTTTTTGTAGATCTCTTCGTCAAAAGACTTGACATACATCATCAAGTCTGTCTGTATTTGATTATATTTAGGATGGTTTTCAGTAGAGGCAAAAATAAACCTTTGAAAATCCTGTATTTCTTTCTTCTTTATAGTTTTTACTTTTGGTTTTACTGTGTATAATCTGATGAATTGATTCACCAGCACATCCATTTCGTCATTCTGTTTCATGAGAATAGTAGTGTTTTGAGTAGTGTGAGATTGCTTGGTGCGTTTGTACAGTTCATAGCATCTTCTTGTAATTCTTCTGCTAATCTTGTATCATTTAGGTTAACTGGTGATGCAGTTATACCAGCATCTGTATCTATTTTCAATGATGCGTTGTATGTAAGACTATTTTTACCTGATTGTTTGAGTCTGACTCTACACACCATACCTTTCACTGCTGTAGTAAAATTTTTCACTCCAAATTCTTTTGCTAATCCACAAGGGTCAGTACCAAAATGATAAAGACCAAGGTTAGATATGTTAATATAGGGGCATTGTTTTGAAAGATAATACTTTGCACACAAATTTGTAAAAGCATTGCTTTTATATTCAAATGATTTGAATCTTCTTTTATCTTCCTGTCTTTTTTCCTCCGATACTTGAGTTGAATATACCCCTGCCCTTATATTAGGTACACCTTTTGGATTCCATCTATTTCTTATCACTTGTTCCACACCTGCTGCTTTCAATAATTTTCTTTTCTCCATCGCTACACCATCCATACCTCCATGTAGTACCCAAGATCCATCATATTTTACACCACTCTGACCATAATCATCTGTCTCACTTAGTTTTAGTTCTACACCCACATTCATTCCCATACCACCAGAACTGCTATTCTGAGGGATCATTACATTATAATTTCTAATAAAAAATTCAAAGTCTTTTCCATGCCCACCTGCTTGTGGTGGTGCAAAACCTGGAGGTACTAAATTTAGTTCTTTATATTGTGTGTATATGAATTTTTCATATACAAGACCTGCCATGACATCTCCAGATCTTGTAAAGTAACCTGCATTACCAAAGTAATTTTTCTCTTCCTGTGTCAGATCTTGATCTTCTATGTCTTTATAGATTGCCATGATACCCTCTGTATGAGGGTATTTATTTGTTTTTTCTTGCTTCTCTTTGTCGTTTTAGATTACAAGTCTTACAATCACTCCTTTTTGTTTTATTACCATACTTATTAACATTGTCATGAAATTCGTCTAAAGGTAGTTCTTTAAAACAATGGGGACACCACTTATGTCCTTCTTTTGGAACTGGAAATAACCTAGTTGGATAAGATGCTTTACACCCTATTATTTTTTCTATTTCTTCTTTAGTTTTACCCTCACGAAATAATTTTAATGGTAATAGTGGATCAGTTTCTGGAAGATGCCACCCATGCACCATATATGCTCTTCCATGTATTACACTTGAAAGAGATGTATGAGAAATATTCATCTTCCTACAAAATGGTTTGATACCCTTCTCTGTAAATGTTTCACCCCAAGGAGATATGACTGTAAAAGTATCCATATTATATCCATTCTTATAATATGTCTCATGTCTTTTTTGTTTTGCTTCTTCAGTATACATTCCTATACCAGATTTTTTCCATTCTTTTGCTCTCTTTCTATAGAATTCTTTTCGTTCTTCACCACCTTCACCTTCAAATAATGCTTTGGTATTAGCACTTCTCTGTTCTTTTGTTAAACCACATATACCTAGTCCAAGTTCTTTATTTCTTAATCCAGTTTGTCTAGATATTTCTCTTTGTTTTTCTACCCACTCTGGATCATTTTCCCATTTATCCTTCGTCCACTGAACAATTCCTTTTTGTGCTGCTCTTGCACTATCAGCACTGTGTTGTTCTTTAGTTCTACCAAGAGAACCACCACACATTTCTGGGTGTAGTTTATCCCATTCTGCTTTTCCTTTTCTTGCATTTTCCTTTCTCCTTTTTTCTTGTTCCTCAGTAAGATTACCCACTCCTATAAGTCCTTCTTCCTTACACCTTTGATATTGAAGTCGTGAAGATTCTGCATTCTTTCTTCGGGCTTCTGGTGAAGGATTTGATGGTCCTTCACCACCGTCACTCATATTTCTAAGAATACCTGTTCCCAAATCTTTTCTACCATAGAATTGGATCATTTCTCTTTCATAATCCCATGCCTCTTTTTCACTCACATTTTCTTTCAAAAATATAATTCTATCCCTATCATCAGGCACTTTGACTCTATGAGTGCTATCATAAGCTCTTTTACCTTTACCTTTTCCTATGTAATAAGGTGTCCCATCTCCTTTACGAAGATAGGCATACGTGTAAAATATATTATATGTCACCCTTCTTTCTATTTTCTGAGTAGTATTCAGAAAAATGTCCGTCTTCATATCTCTTCTCTAATTTTTTGATATTCATATCAGCAACCTCTTCAAAACTTATATCCAATGCCATGCATGCTTGAGCAACATACCATAACACATCCCCAAGTTCTATCTTGAGATGATGTAAATTATCTTCATTACATGGTTTACCTTGGAATATCATCTTCTTAACAATCTCCATAAACTCACCAGACTCGGCACTAATACCGACAGCAGCAGTAAGAAGGCGTTGAATAGCGACATCACCACCAAGCTCTTGTAGACGGTATATAAAAGCGTCGGCATCTTTAGAAGGTATACTTGTAACACTATTGACAAAACGTGTATACTTATCAAAACTTGAAGTCATCGAATTTTGCTTTAGATTCCTTTTCATTATACTCTACCGTATCATTCTCGTCAACCATTATATCTGATTGTGCATCTTGTTCACAATCATATAATCTCATCTTTGCTCTATCAATACCCACAACAAATCTTTTATTCATAGTAGGATCGTTATACCTATTCTTCAATTGCTTGATCATTATTTGATTAAGACCTTCCAAATCCTCCGTGCTAATAAGGGCAAACATAAGATCAGCAGTAGCTGGAAGACCAAAAGATTCACTTGTGTCAGTAAGATCAGGGTCTGAACTAGCAAAACCAGACCTAGTAGTCTGCGTTGCCGAAAATAGTGGGATAGAAGCTTCGACTGCCAATCCTCTGAGTTCTTCTGCGATGCTTTTGACATAGGTGTATGAGTTGATGTTTACTGAACCTCTATAACGTGATGAGGCACAGATGTTTAGATAATCTACAAATATTATATCAGGTTCAAATGATTTCTTCAACTTTAGTTCCTGTAATAAGGCACGAAAGTGACCTACATGTGCAGATGCAGTTGGATATTCTTTGACAATAAGTTTACCTTGTGTTTTTGTAGAAAGTTTGTCTACTTTTTTAGAGAATGTAGAGTGTGGTAAATCCCTTATGTCTTGAATATTTGTATTGAGTAAATTCGCATCAATCCTTTCCGCAATCTTCTCCTCTGCCATTTCGAGAGTGATGTAGAGGACGTTTTTTCCTTGGAGTAAGACAGAGCTTGCCACATGACACATGAATAAAGATTTTCCAACACCTGTGCCAGCGAGAGCAATGTTGAGAGTCTTATCCGATAAACCTCCCGACGTAATCTTGTTAAAATATTCGAGGTCGAACGGTATTTTGTTCTCGACCTTGTGGTAGTATGCGTACCTTTCTTGCGAATCATCTATGTAATCATGTCCTACATGTTGATCAAATCCTACTGCTAGTGCATCTGACAATATACTAGGAATAGCATCTGGTTTTTTCTTTTCGTCTTGCCCATCAGCAATCTTAATACTCTCCATCAAGGCATTGTATATAGCACGTTCTTTACACCATGCTTCAGTGGTATCAAGCACCCATTCTTTTCTATATTCTGCTACATCAAGAGCATCTATCAACTGACCTATAGATACAAACTGATCCTGACTCAAATCAGTTCTTTTCTCCACCTCAATGTGAAGTATATCTTTAGTAGGAAGACTGTCATACTCTTTTAGAAACAATGATATTTCTTCAAAGACAGTTTTGTCTGCTGTCTCATCAAAGTAATCTGGTTCTATGAAAGGTAGAACCTTTCTTGTGTATTCTTCATCATATAGGAGATTCTTTAGAATCGTAAGAGGAACTCTCTCACTCACCATAACTGTACTCCTTCCTAGATGCTTCGTCTAGTGCTTGCATAAGATCATCATCAAAATATTTTTCTGGATTACTGTATACTTCCTTGGCATATACCTTCTTACCTTTGATTTCGTATCTATTACCTACCTTCTTTACAATATTATACTTCTCTGCAAGATCCAATAGTCCATAGTATTTGTCGAGACCACGATCATCATAGAACAATCGTATCTTGACCTCTTTATTCTCCTTACTCAAACGTGACTTGACAGTCTTCGCTTTGATAATGTTTCCGACGACTTCCGTGCCATCCTTCTCCTTTGCTTTGCTGAGATATATGATTGTACTTGCTGCATACTTGAGTCCCGAACCCCCTCCCATTTCTTTAGTTGGTACATAAGCTCCGATGACATCGTATGTATGATTTGTGACAATGAGTGGGACATTTGCTTGACCTAGTTTGAGTGTTAACATTCTAAATGCACCTTTGACAAGTTGTGATTTTGTCATGTCTCTGACATTCTTGTCTTCTAATGCATCCCTGATTTCTTTTTCTGTAGAAAGCATACCTAATGAGTCTAATACAAATAGACAGGGTGTGCGTTCTTCTATTGGTTTATCTAGATATATATCTAACGCTTTGAGTGCCTTGTTACGAAACTCCTCTACAGTGACAACCTCAATATGTCCAACCCTTTTTGTGTCAATGTTTCTAGATTCGAGAAGTTCTCTATTGACAGCACTTTCAGTATCGAAGTACAGAACATAACCGTTAGGATTATTGTCCAAGAAATTCTTGACAACTGCGAGGGAGAAGTAAGTTTTACCAGTTGACGTTTCACCAGCAATAGCGGTAATGCGATTACTAGACACCCCGCCCAAAATAGACCCTGACACGAGTCCATTAAAGACGAACGATCCTGTGTCAATAAATCTCTCAGTATTGTCCTTATCAGATGCGATTTTCGCATAGTCTGACCCAATCTCCTTAACAATTTCGTTCAATAAATCCATTAGTTTTCCTTTGGTAAATACACCTCAACATAGGCATTGCATTTGGGGCAAGATAAATTTGTCACAATTGAATACTCATCTTCTACGCCATAGTCTTCACCACTGAAGTCACAACCCCAGATAAGTTCAGTTTGACAGTGCCAACAATTCATATACCAAGAAGTTTACGTTGTCTTTCAAAGTATCCATGTAGAATCCATGAACTGCTGTTCATTTTATCTGTGCCACCGATACCCCATTCAAATATAATTCTATCATTTGATTGGAATTTGTCAAGTTCAGGTGTGTTTCCCTTGCCACGGTCACCACCATTACAGAATATCACCTTGTTTGAGATCTCAAGACACTTGTCTATAGCACCACAGGCAGAATCATCTGCATCATCCCATGATATTACAGCATCAACCATGTTGAGATGTCTTATAATATCAGCACGTTCAGTCCATGACTGAAAGTATTGACCTTTCTTTCTTTTCAACCAAGGATCACCATTCAAACCCACTATGAGGTAGTTTGATAGATCCTTTGCTCTTTCAAAATAACGGATATGTCCACTATGTATTGGATCAAATCCACCAGTCACAAGACTAACTTTATCAAAAAACATTATATAATCATTCCATGAGATTCCCGAAGTATTTTCTTATATGGTCCACCAGGATGTTCTTCTCTGGTTTCTTTTACTAATTTAAGTTTCTGATACAATGCAGTATCTCCTCCTAAAGTTAGTGCTCTAACAATAGTAGAGAGTTCTTTGTCATTGATAGGTAAATCCATTTAGATAAAAAATGATTCTAATGTTGCAGTTTTCTCGACTTGCCATCCGATAGCATCAAGTATTGCCTTCAGTGGTTCAAGAAATGATTTTTCAAACATAAGATCATAGTCAACATATTTTGCTAGACCTAGTTCGATAGGGAAATCGGATATAAATGATATCACATTTTCCCTGATAGGGTTTGGTTTTGTAAGATAAACAAACTTTATCTTCTCACCATTGGCAATGGCACTATACTTTGCCTCCAATTTATTTTCCTTGACATAATGATTATAGAGGAGAGATCCTCTTACATGTATAGGTGTACCCTTAGAATATATTGATAATTTACTGATATACTTTGCAAGATTATTGCACGATCTAGGGAATGCAACCATAGCAGGGTCAAGTTTTTTGAAGTCACTTCTCATCGTATCAATATAATTGATAACATCATCTTCAGTTTGACTCATTATAATATTCAGTGCTTCCTTGATCATTTTTCTGCAAGGTGCAGGTGTAGAAGATTTGACTGCTTCTATTCCCATCATCTTCAGTTTTGGTTCAGCAAATCTTACTCCCTCTATATCCCATGCATTGAGTATGTAGCGTTTTTTTGCAGTCCATATTCCACGTTCAGCGATAGTCTCACGTTTCATGAACATCTTTTGTTCATAAGCGTTTACGTACTTGGCCAACGCTTCATAAGAACTCGAAATATACTTCTCAAGTTCCACCTGACAGACCTTATCGATGAACGAAACAATCCCCTCAGTAGTCTTTTCTCTGCCCTTGTATACAACTTCGACCAGAGGACCCATATGAAGATAAATGGAATCAGTATCTGAAGCAATAACATAGTCTTTCTCCTTTGTTTTTAGTACATTGTTCATGTACTCGTTTACTTTTCTTTCGATCCATCGTATGCTGAACTGACCACCGAGAGTAATAGCCTCAGCATTTTCCAACTTATAATAACGAAAGTAGTTGTTACCGATAGCACCATAAGCACTATTAAGTTGGATCTTTTTCGCCATCTGGATGTTGTTACACCTTGCAATTTCTCTCTCAAGTTTCTTTGACGGTTTTTTCTCATACTCTTGCTTTGCAGAGAGCATTTTTTTCTTGAATACAACTCGTTCATTGTAAATTTTCTCCATCAACTTGGGTAAGAAACCACGTTTCTTCGTGGTAAACATCGCACCATTAGGACATACAGTTACGTCCTTGAGATTAGATAGATCTACCTCCTCATTCAACAGTTTATCAACAGAAACTGATGGATACCGTTCATCAAGAACAGTTTCGGGAGATATATTATACTGCATTATAAGATGAGGATACAGAGAATTCAAGTCAAACGATACAACCCAGTCATACATGCCTGGTTTTGGTTCTTTTACATATGCACCTGCATATTTCTCTGCTTTATCTTGATCCTTTTTGGGTGGTATGACTATGCCTTTTCTTTTTAGATCGTTGTAGATTATCATGTCCCACATACGAACCTGATAAAACACATCAGTGAAGTTTACCTTGGCATCATATGCCATGGTAACTGCTAGTTCAATCAATTTCATCTTCTCCTCAAGGGAGTCAACAAGTCTAACATCTTGAATGTTGTAATCTACAAACTTATTCCACGCTTTCGTATAAAATTCTTTGAAGGTATCATATTCAGAGTGATCTAACTTCTTCTGACCTAGTTCTACCTCTCCTATGTAGTCAAGACGGTATGATTCCTGTGCCTTATATGTAAATTTTTTGTACAAATCAAGGTAATCTAAGACTGTGACACCACCAATATCATACACAGTATGTGCTCTACCCTGCATATAAATCTCCTCATTAGTGACTAAACCCCAAGGAGATAGTTTCTTATATGCCTTGTCTCCAAGCACCCTAGTAATCCTCTTGGCAAGGTATGGTATATCATATAACTGACAATTCCACCCAGTCACAACTTCTGGTGGATCATGAGACCAAAAATTTACAAAATGCTGAAGTAAATCATACTCATCATTACACTGGACATACTTTACCATCTTGTCATTATGATGATAAGGACCTACACCGAATGTGAGGATTCTTTTGGTAGCATAGTCTTGTAGTGTGATACACAACATCTCCTCATCACATGCTTCTACTGTGGGGAATCCTTTTTCTGATTTGACCTCAATATCAATCGTAACTAACTTGATTTTATTGATGTCAAATTTGATTTCAGTTTCTGGATATTTTTCAGAAATGTATTGATAAATGTATCTGTTATTTCCATAGATATCAAACCCCTTTACTTCACCATGCTGCCTTATAAAATCTCTAGTCTCACGTACAGTACCAGGTTGTATACTCTGAACATACTTACCATCTAATGTCTTATACTTAGTTTTTTTCTTACTAGGTATGAACATGGTTGGTTGAAACTTTTCCCTTGTGGTAAAGTTTTTCCCATTCTCATATCCACGGACGAGAAAATCATTCCCGACCATTTGCACGTTTGTATAGTATCTCATACGAGCATCTTAGCACGTTCACGGTACAGTGTCACGAAGTTGTCAAACATGTACTGAATATCTTCCCTACTCATGTAAGGTGGTGGCATGTCAAGAAAAGATCCTTGATCATCACTTCTCATCTCAACGATAAGATCTTTGTCTATAAAACCAGCATCTACACACATATCTCTCATAGGTGTACCATGATAGGGAGTGTATATGAAAGCATTTGTATCATCACATCTAAGTTGTGCTGCTAAGTCAACAGACTTCATACAACTTTCCATAGTTTCATAAGGATAACCTATTATAAAATTACATGTAGTGGATAAACCTGATTCTCTGGCAATTCTAAAAGCATCAATTGCTTTTTGATTATCATATACTCTACCTATTACATCCTTACGAAACTGAGGATCGCCATGCTCCACACCCATGTTCAATTTTTTACATCCTATCTCCACTAATCTCTTTGCTTGGTGAGGTGACAGTAGTTCTGGTCTTGTTTGAGCAAAGAAAGGTATCTTATATTTGGAGTACATGTCACAAAACTCATCAAATTTTTTCTTTGATGTTGTGAGTAATGTATCTGTTACTATCCATAGGAATTCTACGTCAATAGTCTTTATAAGGTGCTGTATCTCCATTTCTATGTGTTCAACAGTCCTGTGTCTGAAAAACAAACTATCAGTCTCCTCTTTGTAAATCCCTGCATTGGATGGTGAGTTGCAAAATTTACACTTGAATGGGCATCCACGTTGGGTTTCGACTGTAGCAACCTTGATTATATTACCCTGAAAAGGTCTATACAATGATCTCTTGTCAAATATCTCATGATCTGTGGGTGGAAGAGTATTGACATTCAATGCAGGTCTCATCTCGTTTGGATAGATGTTTAGTAAATGATGTCCATCTTTACCATCACTTATCAAGTCCATCAACTCTGGTATTACCTCATCTCCCTCACCTCTGCAAATATATTCTGCTTTACCAATAAATTCTTTTGGATTATATGTTATAAAAACACCACCAACGACACTAATAAATTCTTGATCCGTAATCTGATCCATAAATTTACGCCAGATATAATATGTGTCCTCTACTATTGATGATATAATAACATCTGGTTTATACTCTACTACTTTCTTTCTCCAAGCAGCATACATATTTTCACTCTCTAAAGTAAAGAAATCAGGTTCTATATCATCTCTCTCCCACCTGTACTCTGGGAACATTTGCCTTTTTTCTCTTTCCTTGTCTCTATCTGGTCGTGAGAATTCTTCCTCATCCACTGGATACCATGTAGCATCAAATAATTCTATGTTATTATAACCTGCTCTCTTCAAACATGCGGTAATAATTGCAACACCACCTGGCGGTGTGACTCTCATATGTTGATTAGGATATAACCATAATATTCTAAGACTTTTCTGTGACATTCTTAGCAGTCAACCCTTGATACTTATCTAGATGATGCTTGTCTGGTTCTAGTATTGTAAGGAAACTGTCTGAATGAACCATCATCTCACGTTGCATGGAGAATGCTGGCCATGATTCTAGAAACTCACCTTTCAATTCATATGGTTCTATAAGTTTGCAGTCAGGTTCACCCATTTCAGATCCAACCTCTTCAAGTCTTGCGATTAGAACGAGGTCGTTTTTGAATATTATAATTTTGATCATAAAGAAAGACTCTTGGACTTTAAGTTTACCACAGTTGAACGTACTTTGTCAATATAACCTTGGTTTCGTAACTCTTTAAAAACCATATTCTCAAAACCATACTCACCATACTTCTGCAGTGATACAGTTCTACCAACTCTAAGTCTCTTTACCAATGTCTTGAGTGCTTCTGGATCCTCACTCTTTATATAAGTATCAATCTTATGCTTTAGATTTTTTACTTTCTTCTCTAATTCTTTTTCGTCAAGATCATCTTCCATCTTCTTTGGTTTCTGTATCCATGTCTGCTTCATCAGACTATATACACCTTGACTCTTCTTACGAGTAACACCAGGTCTTTCAATATAAGGTTCTGCTTTTGCTCCAAGGATAGTTACGTTATGAGTCAACTCCCATAAAGTTTTCTTATCCATATAATAATCATCAATAAGTTCTGGATCACACTTAGGAATATACTTAGGATCTACAACAATATGTACATCTAAATCAGACATAACAGTATAATTATAACCTGCATTACCACCAAGTAATATCACATCTGAAATTGCCTTATCATCAAGATCAACATACTCAGCAAATGCTTTAGCAAATCGCATCAATGCTTCTCTAACCTCTGGACGCAAAGAATCCCCAATCCAGAAAACTGGATTGAGGACATCTGTAAACCTAAGAGATATAGTTTCTCTTAGATCCTTTGCTTTAATATGTTTTAGAACTCTATTGTACAATGAACTTCATAAGTCTATACTGTATTTAGAGCCAATCTTTCCGTTGCTGTGCTTCAGGAACAATCTTTTCAATATCAATTAGTAATAGTCCGTCCTCGAACTTTACATTCCTTACTTCAAGTTCTTCAGGTAATGACCACTGACGTGTGAATGCACGTTGTGCCAATCCCTTATGAACATAATCTTGTTCTACACCATCACCTTTCTTACCTTCAATGATGAGTCTTCCTTCTTGTGTGTAGACTTTTAGATCTTCTTTTTTGAATCCTGCAAGTGCTACCTCTACCCTATACTCATGGTTAGAAACCTTTATAGTATTATAAGGTGGATAGTTATTTGTACTTGCGAAGTGTTGATCGAAGGTTGTGAACCAGTCATCAAACCCGATCATATTTTTTCTTACTTTTGCCAAGTAGTCCTGAGTTTCAGGCACGGTAAAAGTAATAGCGTTAGCATCTTTAAACATAGTGACCTCTTTGAGCATCTATTTTGAATGTACCCCGAAGGCGTACACTACTAATTATACAAGATCACTTACTAGGTCTGATTCGGTTCTTACGATAAGTGAGGTAAAGATTACTGTATGCTGCTATGACAAGGAGTATGAGTAAGAAAGTATTAATTGGCATTTTCAGGAGTTTTCTTCTTACCAATATTATACTTTGTTTCTAATATCCAATCACCTTTATCTTTATATGATATAACTTTTATTTGATTTAGTGGAGCAATATCAGTTATAGAATCAGATTTCAATACACCCACCAATCCCCAGTCTGATAATAATTGAACTATCCTATTTCTTCTTTGCACATCATTGACACTAAGGTTTGCTCTCTTACCATCAAGGGCAAACAATTCTTTGAAGTGTACAATATAATACTTACCCTGCTTATGCAGTATGTGGCAAGATTGATAGAGTTTCTTTTCTTTTCTTGACGCTACACCAATTCTTGTGAGAGTTTCTCGTACCTTGAGAAAATCATCTGGTTCTGATAGGATCACCTCAACCATTTTATCGGGTGTCCAACTGTATTCTGATTCCATAACCACGGTCATTTCAATCCTCCTCGCTCAAGTTTCTCTTGTATAAAAGTGAGTTGTTCTTTAGAAAGGAGTGGAAGAACTTGTTTCGCTTTTTCGTCACTATATCCATAGTAACGCTTCACATAATCAAGATTTTTCAATTCTTCTTTCTTCACCCAAGGAGAAAACCTCTTCTTGGATCGTAAAATATTTAGTAAAAAGTCATATTGTAACTTGGAACTCAGGTTATGATATAAATTCATTTCATTTACATACATGATGGCATCAAGATGACCAGACATGCATCTGTTGATAATATACGCTGGATATTTCTTTTCTACATCAGGATCTTCATCAATAAGGTTCTTCTTACTGTAGTTGATACTGTTCAACCAGTCTTTTAGTTCCATGTGAATCCTCTCTGACCAGACCTGTCTTTACCAATCAACTTAGCAAACCTCGAACTACCATCTATCATCATTGTATCATCTTTCTCAGGAAAATAGTCAACCTTGTCACCTTCACGATACAAATCAAGTGTCACACAATGTAATCCTCCGTCATGAAAATGCCTGTGCCTAAAAGGAACTACGATTGGTTCCACATTATGTTTCTTGAAAAATTTCTCTGCCTCTGGTATGAGGCTTGAAACGCATATATGATGTCTATCCAACATCAAAGCATTAACATCGAAGATTGTTTCTATAGTAAATCCTGTAAGTTCAGATAGATACGTGTTTGTAAAATCTACAAACTCCTCATTGATATCACCGTCAACATACCATCTTCCACCTATCTTTTTCTTCCACTTGTGTATATCACTTGTAAACTTACTTGTCTTTGCATGACCAGGAAGATGTAGTACATCCCAATTAGGAAAAGTTTTGGAGTATAACAAGGGAGATCTGACAGTCATGATTGCACCTGGTACAACAGGAGCAAAACATCCATCACTATGTCCACCTTCGTTGACAACATTATATCTTAGATCAAATGGTAAACGATTCAAATCAAATAAAGCACTTTCAACAACCATATCCTTACCGATCAATGTCATGCATGGTGCTTTCAATAGATGAACCATAGATTCTCTAGAATATTTTTTGAAATATTCTATTTCCATTTGTGTTATATCATCTAATTGAGATATATCTGTATTTTCTATGTCATCAGGCCATGAGTTTGTTTTTCTTACTTTGTAATATGTCTCATGTAACTTTTCTTTTTCCTCTTCACTCAAACTTTCTAAGTCAAAATCAAGTATAACTTGATCATCTTTATTATATTCATCAAGACACCCAAAAATTGCCGAGTGATCACCATGTGTGATGTATAATTTATCGTCTACAACTAAAGAACAATCTCTTACCTGCATAGGAGGTCTAGGTACAGTTCTTATCCTATGAAAAGGATTTATAAAGTTTACTTTACCATCATCAATGTATCTGTCTATTCTATCATCAGGATTCAACTTGGGTCTTATGACATCACATCCAAAATCTTTGAGAACACTTTGAAAATTATCCAAATCTTCGTTTGTTTCCTCTGCTATTCTACTAAGTCCACTTCTTATAACATCATTCTTGATAGTTGAAAAAAAATCTACATCATAAAATGTACCAAGAACCACAGTCTTGAGCTTATCCCATGGTGCATGATACTTGTAATTATTTTGCAAAAATCCTATCCTTCATTTCGGGTTTCCAGTTATCATAGTACCCTGTTTTCTGAAGTTCTGCTCTCTTTTCTTCTAAATCTTTTCTATCCTGTACAATCAATGCACATATACCACTATTGAGTTTTATACCTGCCACTTCTTCTATAGTATCAGGATGTTCGTCATAAAAAATAAGGTCTGGAAACTGTAGATTGTAATCTTTTGCTAAAATTTCAAGGTCTTTACATGATGGTAGAGAATTTTCCTTGAAATAAAATATCATTACACGATCCTTTATCAATTTTATATCTTCTTTCAGTTGATTGAAACTTACAAATTTCTTTACAATAACTTTACCTTCTACCCATGCTGCTTTTGCATAAGGGCATGGTGGTAAGTTGGCAAATGCGGGATTTGGTATGCTTAGAAGGTCTTCAATCCAAGAATCAATTTGTTTTTGTGTCACGAGGTTTGATGATAATACAATTGTTTTTATAGTCGGGAATCATATCAAGATGAACATCATTATCCCAACATAATTCTTGATATAAAGAGTTTAGTCTCTCCATATCATCATAAAGATCATTCACTCGTTGCATCTTTTCTGAGATACTTTTTGATAACATTAATTTGATCTTCATACTTTGCAACTATATCTAATTCACACTGAATTGCTTCCATTATGTCACTATGCTCACCTATCCCTGCAGGGTTTGTGAGATAAACCTCTACGTTCGCTAGATGTTTTTGAATATCACCTTGTGCATGAGCGATAAGAGCATTGATAATAGTTTTTCGCATTAGAAATTAGTTAATACAAGTTCTTTTCGGTTTTTTTGTGCAGAAGTATAGTCTGCGGTAGACCTCATTGTATATGTATGATCATATTCTACTGCCTTCCAGTCGTGAAATCTACGTTTGTTTAGATTTGAGGAATTATAACTAACACACATGTGATGTTTTGCTTCACAACATGCTTTTGAGAAGTTTGTATGATGAAAATACTTCTGCATGCCTCCTTTTTTACCATATAAATTAGATCCTATCTCATATGGTGGGTCAAGGTAGATAAATTTGTCCTCTCCACCAAGCAAAATCTCATACGATACGTTAGTTATTTTCCAATCTTTTATAATTTCTGAGTATTCTGGCAATCTTTCTATACCTCTCATCGAAAAATTAGAATCACTTGCTTGTTTTGAGAAGGATGATGCCTCTGATAGTCCAGAAAAACTACATTTATTGATAACATAGAAGGCAATTGCCCTATTCAAATTATCTGTACTCCTATCTCCAACTTTAGCCTTACATTCTTCAAATAATTCTCTTGCTGTGTCTGGATTTGGATGTGTAGTTTTATAATTTTTCAAACTATCTGTCATCTCATCACCATTTGTCTGCAACATAGACCAAAAATTATACAATGGTTCGTATAAATCATTGACCCATATATCTAAATGAGGGAATTGCTTTGTTACCCACAATGCAACAGAACCACCTCCTAGAAATGGTTCCCTATATTCATCAAAATCAATCAAATCAGGAAAGAATTGACTAATCTTTGTTACTGCCCTGCTTTTTCCGCCTGGATATCTTAGGGGAGTTTTTAGACTTTTTAGTGTCTTCACTGTACACCCCCAATTGTGAGAGTAAAACGTTTAGCCATACTATAGAAATAATAAGAACAAGTAATTCAAAGATAGGTGTTGGGATCAAAGTAATCCTCCAAAGTACATTTTGGTGTCCAACTGAGCAACTTCTGTGCTCTTGAATTGTCTGCAAGAGTTTCTCTTGCTTCACCTGGTCTCTCAGGAATTGTTATAGTATCATCAGATATAAATTCAGCAATCTCATTGACTGAATAATTCTTACCTGATCCTATATTCACTGTGACACCAGAAAAATTTGTCATCATTGCACAGATGTTAGCGTCAACCACATCATATACATGTGTAAAATCTCTACGTTGTTCACCATCTCCTACTATCGTAAGGGGTTCCCCACGTTTTTTCTGCTCCTCGAAGAGTCCTATGACTGGTGCATAAATCCCTTTTAGAGGTTGACGAGGACCGTAAACATTGAAGTACCTCAAGGTTATAGTCCTCAGTCCATGCAATCTGTAGTACATCTCGCATAAGGTTTCTGCTCCTACTTTACTTGCAGAGTATGGGTTGAGACAATCAGTCTTCATGTCCTCCTGTAGTGGTGGTTTATTCAATAAACCATAGGAGGATGAAGTAGATGAGTTTACAAATCTTCTTACACCTGCTTGTCTTGCACACTCTAGCATATTATATGTGCCAAAATAGTTTGTTTCTATACAATCTTTTGGTCTTTGCATAGCAAGTTGAATTCTGCTATGTGCTGCTAGGTGGAATACGCAATCAACTCCCTCAAACAAAGGGAGACAAGCATCAAAATCACGTATATCAATAACATGGTTTTCAGCATGATCTTCATACCAATTAAATGCATCATTTGCTTCTGAAGACTCATTGTCTATCACAACAACATGATTATTATTTTGTAGTAGTTTACCTACTATATGGGAACCTATAAAACCTGCTCCCCCTGTCACTAAACATTTCATATTTCCATATCCGAAATAAAGGTTTCACCAAAAGGGTTAGAAGTATCTATACCCACAATGTCAAACGTTGGTGCATCAAAATGGTGTGAATGTTGATCATCTATGTCTGCCATTATATCCATATCTATATCTGACCAATCTTTATACGGTGGTTCTTCTTCTCCAACAATATATTGGAAGTGTTTAGTATCAAAGTATGATGGTGGTAATGGTCTCATAACATCATATGGTCCTATCATTCTCTTCTTATGTTCACGTTCATCTAAGACTTCATTAATAAGAATCTTCATCTCCTTAACATATGTCTCAGTGAATAACCTACGAGGTGTAACGGTAGCCTTAGGAAGTTCTCTTTGCTGTTCTTCTAATGGTCTACCCTTGAAATTAGGATCAGCAGGACCACTCATCCCCTGTGTATCAATCTTCATGTTTGTGTTGATCCTTAGTACGTACTGATGCGAATGCTCCCTTGTCATTATGACCGTGAGCAATTCCTAGTTCATGCATCCTAGCATGTTCTTTGATAAGATCCTTTTTATCCTTACCACCAGGACCAAAGGTATTATATATCCCATAAATTATAAGTGCTAAGATACATAAAGCCATAAAGAATGCAAACGCTGCTCCTCCACTCAAGTTAGCATGTGGAATTATCGCATTACATTTAGTCCATGTTCCTGGTAATGTATAAACAGGTGGACAAGATAGAAAATAGTTCATTTAAATTCGCATGAGCACATAATTTCAGTTAGTGCTGCTAATAGATTTATCTCGTGGTCAGCAACAAAAGCAGATTGATATTGGTATTTCGCAATAATAAGAACTGCTTCTGGAATTGACTTAGGTTTAAGTGACTCGTACATAGAGTCATATACACTCCTTAGTATAGCACTAGGATCGTTATCTAGGTTCTGAACTATCCATTTCCTAACATTTTGAAACTCTTTATGTTTTAGAAACTTAATAAGTTCTTGTACTTTTACTGAAGAAAAATCTGCAAGTATAGAAACATCTATAGAACCAGATGCAGAATGTCGTTGGAGTTCATTGAGTACTCTTCTCCAGTCGGGGAAGTGTCTATTGATGAGTTCAGCGATAACTCTGTTGTCTGCTTTGACACCTTCTTGTTCGAGGATGTTGTTAATCCTTTTGAAAAAAGATGCTGCGATCTGAGGTTTGGCATTTTTTGTGATAGTAAAATCTATTACAGAACATCTAGAGTGTAGAGGTTCTATGATTTTGTTTTTGTAATTGCAGGTAAAGATAAATCTGCAGTTTTTGTAGAAGGTCTCAATATTCGCTCTAAGAAGGAGTTGTACGTCGGAAGTGGTATTGTCTGCTTCGTCGATGATGATGACTTTATGACCTCCCTCAGAAGTGAGAGAGACTGTAGATGCGAAATTCTTTGCTTGGTTCCTGACTGTATCGAGGAATCGTCCTTCGTCTGATCCATTGATGACATAATAGTCTGCTCCTAATTCTTCACATAAACATTTAGCAACTGTGGTCTTTCCAATACCAGGAGGACCAGACAGTAGTAAGTTAGGTATCTCACCTTGAGATAAGAATTCCCTAAAGGTTTTTTTTATATTCTCTGGTAGAATACAATCATCAATTGTCTTGGGTCTGTATTTTTCAACCCATATAAAATCACTTGCCAAAATCTCGTACCATCAGGTTTGCAGACACAGCGATTCTTTTTCCTTTTGTATGTGGGACAGAATGAAATAAAGAACCTGGCCATAGTAGTAGCATACCAGATCTAGGTTTGATTCGCAATGATTTATATTGAATGGGAGAAGAATCTTCATCAGCATATGCATAATAACAAGATGCCCAAGTGCATGGCCAATGAGTATGATCTATAGTATAATCACCCTCTCCATACATCAGTGCCCAAAAATCCACAACGTCATATGTGCATACTTGAAATTTACTGAAAGAGAAAGGATCAACTTTTCTTGCTTCTTCTACACCACCTAAAATTTTATCAATATATTTGTTAAATATTTTTGTTTGTTGATGTGTTTTATAGGAACTTCTCCATGCTTTTACATTTGATACTTCGCCCTCTGGAAAAGTATTTCTATGGGTTTGTATATCTTTTATGAGTTGATCATTATCAATATCGAGATCAATTTCATAAATTGTTGTTGGTGCAAGTAAAGTTCTTTTACGTATCATCTTGACTTATTTTTTTGACTCTCCTCATAGAGATAAAATATGGATAGTGAAAACACTACCCAGAATGTAATTTCAAGTCCGTAATAATTCATAATTTATACCCAAAGTGGTTTTCTAGTGTTGTCACGTAAGTAATTAGATGCTGCCCATGGTTTTGTGGAAATATATCTTTTGTATTTGGTGAATATGTCTATGGTATCGTCATGCTTGAACTCATCAGGACCTGCAAAAGTAAATTCTGTAGGGTCGCTATCTTGCTGTGGAAATATTTCTGCAGCATGTTCTATAGTTGACTGACAACTATGCACCTTACCATACCTATGTGTGTACTCAGCACACAATGCAAGACCATGTTGAATCAACCATGACCAATTAGTTTGTGCCCATATTGTACAAGGGTGATTACGAAATGCACCCTTCTCTGTTTTGTATGGTGTACCATCAAGTTTTGGTAAAGTGCCAAAGTTATAACCCCACTCAGGTGATGCCACAATAGAGAGCATTTGACATGTCTCAAGTGGCATCTTGACAATGTGTTTGTCGGGTAGACACTGTGCTGAAGCAACAGGGTCAGGTGAAGTTACAAAGATGTTCATGAGTAAACAGAATCAGGTTCTAACGCTATGAAGTAAGTTAGTTTATAATTTGTATTATAGAACCTTGCAAGATTTTTGGAAGAAATTGCAACAGAATAAGAACCTGGTATTAGTTTTATATTCTCAATCTTGAAGTTGAATGAAAATTCCTTATCTGTTTGTCCTACAACAAGTGCAAACTCGTTTGATGTATCATTCTTACGATCACTTACAACAACCTTGATTGCACCCTCACCACCAACAACAGACAAGTCTGGTAGTTGTAGTATAGATGATGACTTCAATGCTTTAGCAAGTTGCTCTTCACCTAAATTGAAAGTTACATCTTCACTAGGAAGAACCATCTCTTTCTCAGGTGGTGCAACAATTACACTAGGGTCTGAGAAAAAATATTTTGATCTTTGTGATGTACCTGCTTTGATGTGAGCAAAATTAGGATTAGTAGACACATCAATATCTGGATCTCTATACAACGCTAGTGTATTGAGAAACTGTGGTAGATCATAGATTGCAAAATCCTTTGGGATATATTCTTCTATCTCTGCTTCTGCCAATACATTCTTCATGACAGATATAGTTCTTAGTTTTCTTCCTTCTTTGAATGCCAAAGACTGATTGATAGTCGTGAAGTTTTGAAGAATCTTCAACGTCTTTTCAGATAGTTCCATAGGTGGACGTAATTTCATGATAAAGTTGCCTTATCATCATGATACCACACTATCTCATATCTTGCAATAGATTCAGATTAGTCCTACCATCCCTGCTGTAATACCTATTGACATCATACCAAAAAATTCCACCAGACCCATATGTTCTGGTGGAACTTGTATCAATATGCTATTGAAGAACGATAGATCCAACATTTGTGTATGTGTATACTGCTACTATTAAAATAAAAATTGTTTGAGGCATGACTGAGTAGAAATACTTATTAGTATTATATAGGTATTTTTACTCTCTGTCAAACTCCTTGATAGACTGGGGTCATTACGCCCCCATCTTTGTCATCATCATCGTCATCGCCATTGATAGCACGTAAAAATAATTCAAGAAATACAAGTGCTCCTATTGGATAGAAGCACCATAATATTGCTGTAAATGCTGAGACATTACTACTACCTGCTACAAGGTCGCTCATACTATACCAGGTATGAGTTGCCCAGTGAAGCTGTAACTAGCGAAGGCAGCAACGCAGCCAACGATAGCAGCAATACCATTCCACTTTTCAGCGATGGAGAAGTCAACTTTGTCTGTAGTTTTGTCATTGTTTTGTGCCATTAGTAGATACCTGGAATGAGATTGCCTGTGAATGCATAGGATAGTCCTAAGAACCATACTCCCATCATTGCTGCACGTCCTTGTGCTCTAAGGAAAATGTTTTTGTTGTTCATTAGAATATACCTGGAATGATTTGTCCTGTTGTAGCGTATGATCCAACTGCTGCAACGAATCCAATCATTGCCATCCATCCATTAAACTTTTCTGCTTCTGGTGTCATTTGTTTGTACCTTGTAATTTTTTAGAATAAGCCTGGTGCTATCCATCCGAATAGACCATAATTGATTGTGCCGATTATTAGACCAAGCATCGCTAGGCGACCATTGACCTTTTCAGCATATCTCCAATAGGGATGTGAAAAATCCATTAGAAGATACCAGGAATAATTTGTCCTGTTGTTACGTAAGCACCAAATAGTGCTACAAATCCAATCATCGCCCAACGACCATTGATTTTTTCTGCATTTTGTGGATACCCTTCATAAGATACAGACTCGTCTATGTAAGGAAGAGATTCAGAAGCAAACATATTCTGTCTACCCCCAGATTCAGTTGTTACGGTCATTGATTGATTGTGAATTTTTGTTACATTATTATATAGCAATTCTAAAGTTTTGTAAAGATTTATTTAGATTTGTAAACCTTATAAGAAAGATTACTTATACTTATCAATCGGAGTAAAGAACTTGATATACAAGGATATCAGTATAGCAGCAGGTACAGTTGAAAGAAAAATAATCATCATAACCATAACCATAATGTGAGGAATATCTGACATACAATTGTAAAGAAGTGTTTCTATTTATTACATTTCAATAATCATCTTGTAGTTTTTTGACCCACTCTTTTTGACCACAGTATCCATGAGCATCACCTGTTTCCATATTATAATGTTCATTTATATGCATTACTTCTATCATCAAAAATAAACCTATAAACATCATAGGCATATGCCATAGTGGATGACCAAAGACTTGACAAAACTCTTTGTAATAATCCTCAAATTTCATATACTTTCCTAATAAAAAAGGGGGTCGTTAGACCCCCCCTTAGTATAGCATCTAATCTTAGAATGTATATCTAAGACCTGCTTTTCCAGATACATCTAGGTCATCATTGTTAGTTGCACCATAGATTTCTCCGTATACAGATGTGTTCTCTGTAATTCCCTTTGATCCACCTAAGTAACCTGCAAGTTCTACGTCACCAAATTCGTCAGCAGACTCTGTGTGCTGAACTGTAGGACCACCTGAAACGTACCATGAGAGTCCGTTAGGAGTTGTACCTTCGTATCCAAGTTGGAATTCAACGTTTCCGCTTGAATATGTTCCATCAGGATATGAACCATTAGCTTCTACATTAACATATGGACCAGCAAAAGCGGCTCCAGAGAATAGAAGAGGTGTTGCTGCTAGGGCAGCGATTGTTGATTTAATCATTTTTGTTTTTAGTATCTCGCTAGGGCATAAAAAATCCCTGCGGATGATAGATTCCCGACATGGAATCCTTTTACATCTACACAGGGTTACGATCTTTCGAGTCCTTTGTATGATGGTATTTAGCATAACACAGGCTTATATGAAGTGTCAAGTAACCGTCCAATCAATTATGGTTCGGATATCCTCATTGTATTTCTACTCATGATTCCTTCAAACGAGAAAACCCTTTTTCTTTATAAAATTCTATAACATTATGGAATTTATCATATAAACCGTTTTTGTGACTGATAATAAACACATTAGCATCTTTCAATACGAACCGTACAATCTTTAGGAAGTCATCAGTACCAAACCCATCAAGTGAGGAATCAAACACTTCGTCCATAATTAGAAGATTAGTAACGATGCTGTTTTTCATCCTTGCAATGTCTCTCCATGTGAATAGAAGTGCAAGATCAATCCTCATCTTCTCACCTTCAGAGAAAGATGCATAGGAGAATCTCTCATGTAAAGGTGTTTGTATTCTTTCGTTGAACTCTTCATCAAGTGTGAAATTGATATAAAAATCCATTCTCTGTAGGTAATCATTTACCTGTCGATTGATGAGTGGTAGATACTTTCTTATAATGCCACTCTTTACCCCGTCGTCGTTGAGTAATTGTTTTGACTGCTGAAGATACTCAAAGTGTTCTTTCGTCTCTTCTAGGTCTTTTAGGATCTGTTTCAGACTACTCTTATATTCAGACAGTCTCGTAGTCTCTGCAGATTTGTTCTCAAGTCTGTCGGTTATATCCAGTATCTCTTTCTCTAAATCCTTTCTAAGTTTATTTGCATTAGATATACGAACATTTAACTTAGATGTCTCAGTGTGTATAGTTCGTATCTCTTTCTGTATCGATAAGAACTTCTGCTCTCTGACTTCCTCGTCTTTGATAGCAGTTTCTATTTCTTCTAGGTTGTCTTTATACTTTGATAAGACAGACTCTAATTCTTTTACCTTTGTTGCACGAAATAGTTTATCTATCTGCTGTGTGCATGTGGGACATTCTAAATGATCTTGAAAAAACAGAAGGTTTTCATTTGATGTAGAACTTTTTGTATTCAGTTGTGTTCTAAATTTATTGAGTTGTTTTATCGTAGCAACCGATTTTGAATATCCATCAATCTCTTTCTCCTTTTCAGATACCTTTGCCATAAGGTCATCAACCATCCCCTGATACTTCTCAGAATCTTCATCACAGGTGACGATCTTCTTCTGATTCTTGGTGATATCATTCTCACCTTCCTCCTCTATCTTACGAATGAATGACTGTTGCATCACTATCTTATCACCAAACGATTCTTTTTTCAACTCTAGTATATTGATTCTATCCTTTGAATACTTTATCTTCTCTTTCAGTAGATCAGACATACTAGAGAATACCTTGATGTCTAACAGGTCTTCTATAACTTCCCTGCGATGTGGAGCACTAAGTTGCATAAAGGGAACGAAAGAAGCACTGCCAAGAATAACAATTTGAGTGAAAGATTTGTAGTTGAGTTTGAGTATTTGGCCTTCCAGATACTTCTGTTGATCAAGTGCAGATGCTTCTTCATTAAATTTTTTACCGTCTTTTTCTATTATAAAAATATTTGGTTTTATACCCCGTGTAACTTTATACGAAGTCGTGTTTATATTGAACTCTATCTCTACTACTGCTTCTTTTTCGTTTATGGTATTAACTAATTGACTCTTGCTTATCTTACGAAAAGGTTTATTGAATAAAGAAAAGGTCAGAGCATCGAGTATTGTAGACTTACCCGATCCATTCTGACCTACTATAATACTATCATTATTCTCATTGAGAGAAAAGTTTATAAATTGATTGCCTGATGATAAAAAGTTTTTATAACGAATAGATTTGAATTCAATCATATTTTGGCATAGGTGGAATCACAATATCATCCTTGCTAATAACAGTATACTTAGTTCCTGATTTTTCGCAAGCTGCAATTGCTACATGGTCGGCAATAGGAATGACTTCCATCTCTGGATCTCCTTGCTCCATCAATAACATAGCATATCGTGATGCATCGTCCTTTTCTTTAAACATAAACACCACCTTTTCACCATAAGGATTGATGACAGCGTAAGCACCCTCATCCTTCATTCCCTTTATAGCGATTACGTGCATTCGCAGGCTTCCTGATATAGATCTCTGACTAGACCTTTGATTCTATTTTTATTTAGATTTGTCTCAAGATCATCTATGTACATGTTTAGGAGAGTCATGGTGTCTTCTGTCTGCTCTACTATTTCACCATCAAATATAAGATGATCGGTTCTTTCTACAACTTTGATATCGTATGGGTTGGACTTAGAAAGTGCATCCATAAACAGATTATATTCTTTCTCATTACTCTTCTGTCTTACTACCACCTTGACAATCTTATTACGATATTGTTCAAACTTAGTAAGTTGTCTAGGTGTATCACTATAGTTGATAACTTTGTATAACTGAAATGGATTGTTGATAGTTTTCAGTGTCAATTTTTCTGTATCATAGATGTGAAATCCTCTTTTATCATTTACATCGTTCCAAAACATCTCATATGGATTACCAAGGTAGTATATCTTACCGTTAGATGACCTTGTATGATAGTGACCAGAGAACACATGATGAAACTTATCATAACACTCAAAATCTGCACCATGCTCCATAGTATGTCCATGTGTAGCAACAAAACCATTGAGTTCTAGATGACCCATGGCAACTTTTGATTTACTTTCTTTTATTTTCTTATATGTTTCTGTCTCATTTTCTGGATTGATCCATGGTATGAACAGTATATTGAGTCCACCTATTTCTAATTCCTGGCATTCAGAAAGTAAGGTAATATTATCGTACTCTCGTAATACCAAATCATTAGTATTAATTTCGTTAGTGTTTTTGTAGTAAGCAGTATGATTTCCGACAATACTAACCAAACTAATGGAGCGATTGCGAAGAAGATCGAAATAGCATTTTTTCGCCCAATCCAAAGAATATGAATCAACACCTTTACGGTTGTCAAAAGTGTCCCCAAGGTCGAGAACAGTTGTGATACCTTCTTTTTCAAGTGTTGGAAAAAAACATTCATCATAAAACTTTTGAAAATAGTCTAGATATAACTTAGATCCTTTCTTGAATCCAAAGTGTTGATCGGTAATAATAGCAACTTTCATTTATTCCTTTGTTGGTAGATTGAAAATAGTTAACCACGCAATTGATAGAACAATTATAAAAAATACTCTTATAGAACTTGGTGATGTATCAATCATTTTAGTGGTCCTGCTACTCTTGGGTCGCTGTCTGGTACTTCATGGGGATCCATCTCTCCTTTTGGTAGGTAAACCAACTCACGCAAGGCTTTAACTGAGGGATCAGTTGTAACATTAGTGGGCAGTCGTCCAAGAGCGACATTATCATAG